AACGGTAGCCCTGTAATTCTAATATTTCCGTCGGTAGCACCGCGAGAAGTAGTTATAGGATATGCACAGACAGTAACCAGATTGCCAATCTTAGTGTAGAACCCAGTATCGAAAGAAACGTGCATCGTCATATTATTCCCTGACCCATCAGCAACCACAGGGGACCAAGTCCCTTCCTCATAAGAATCGAGCAGTTCACTCGTCATTCCTGGCGCTGGTGAGGCTTGATTACTAAAATCAATGCCCTTTCCTGCTGTGCCGATGATGAGGTTGCCACTCGTTATAGTTATATCGGTGCCATCTGATGTCATGCCAGATACACCACCAACAACGGCTTTAATAATGCCAGAGGTCCGTGAATTGTTATTATTACTTACAATACCTGTCATGATCCTCCGCTGTTATAAAGTGATATCCATGTAAGACACATAAACATCGAAATCGCACGCTGCCCCGGAGGTTATTGTCAGGTGATCTGATGCCTCCATTGCTAAAACATCGTTATGAATAAATGTCTCTTTGGCGCCAATTGCAAAATCTTGATAAAGGAAGGTATCGGCCCCGCTTCCGCCATCGTCAATGTACACATCCACGGTTTCGTCTGTCTGTCCGGCCTGTTCTGTAATCACAATGGATTTGATTAAATAAACGTGACTTGACACAACGGTCAAAGTTAGCGCACTAGAATTAATATCTCCTCTTACACTCACTGATTTCCATGCCTGGCTTGCCATAATATCTCCTTCTTAAAAACCCCAAATTATTGAATCGTAAGTGGTTGCCAGCACTGCTGATTGACTAATTATTTCCTGACCAAAAACAATCTGCTCGCTGGAATTTGTTGTGATAAATTTTATATATGAATTCGATGATTCCGTTATGTTCAATGCATCCGCAAGATTATCAGTTAACGTGATTTTGTTTAGTGTGGTGTTTCCTCCAAAAACTAAATCTAACCCAACTGCTGCATCTGCAACTGATACGGAATCACAATCGATGTCTCCAACATTGAGAATCGCTCGGTCCCCAAGATCAAGAGTTCCTGCAATCGAGGTCACACTGGCTGCCCCTGCTCCTATGGTGACATCCACCTCTCCATCAGTGGATGTCCCGGTTAGGATAAATCCAGGCGTTACGGTTCCATCATACTCGGCTACTGAGATGCTGATTTTCCCTTCTTCACCTCCAGATGTCGGATCTACAACTTCAGCTAAAATAGTAGAATAAATCTGGTTATTGTTGGCATCATCATTCGCATAAAAATTAATGGTTCCAGCATCGTCATTGGCAACTCCCGCATTTGATCCACCACGGAGATTTTTCAGATTAAGGATGGCAGAAGTTGCATCATCAGCATTGTTTGCCAATGTGAACACTGGTTTTGATGCAGTTGTCGAGGTAATGGAAATGTCAGAGAGTGCTGAAGCGGAAGTGACAAAGGTTCCAGTTTCATCTGGAAGAGTTAAAACCCCTGACGCTCCACTACCCGTATATTTTAACGTGACCAGGTCATTGGAATTACTGTAGTTGTATACTGCAAAATCAGAGAATGCCATTTTCGCCACTGACTCCGGTGAGGTTGTGGAGTCATAAACAAAGGAATAGCTTTTTGCCGTATCGTTATAAGTGACCTTGGCATCTGTGCTGCCCATACCATCAATGCTGCCTACACCAGATCCAACTGCTGTCCCGGATGTTATTTGAACCGCCGTGCCGCTTGCATTTCTCCAGTAGATATCCCCGCTGCTTTCATAAATACACCGCCGATCTGCGGAGGTGGTGGCATCGGCACTGGAGTCAAATGCCACCGTTCGCAGCTCGGTTGCATCATTTGCATTGAATCCCAGATCAGCATTGATGTTGATGCCTGCCGGAGTGATTTGAACACCCTTTCCACTAGAGTGGTCGTGAGCGTCAATGAGTGTCCAGTTCGTTTCGGTATTCGCCGCCCAATCTGGTCCAGAGGTGACGCCTACGCTTGATTGCGTCAAACTCATGTTTGTGGTGGCCATTTTACTCCTTTAGAAAAAATAGATGTCCGCCGTGGCCGTGGCCGATGCTTTCAAAATGATGGTCCGATCCGGCGTGTCGTTTGTGCTGCTGCTTTCATAAATCACTGAATTGGATTTTAACCGAGTGATGATAAACCCCTCATATTGCCTTCCGAGTTTGTGGTCAATCGCCGTGTCTGAGGTTGCAATTGAAAGATTGGTTTGAAGTACACCATCTGAGATCGGCAGCTCAAGCAGCGGGTCCAGAGTGGTTTTTATATGTGACTGTAACCTGGTGACTTCCTCATCTGGTGACCATATCTGGGTGAAATTAACCCGGCTCATCAGCTCTTCAGGGTGTAAGTCACTGAAATGGTTGCCCCAGTTCCATCTGAAGTATGATCATAAAAGAACCGGGTGTACCGGGCATACAGATCATCTTCCAGGAGGTTTGTTTCACCTCCAGAAATACTTGCAGTTGCACCATTGACCCAGGTGCTATCATCATTTGAGTGTTGGATGTATATTTCAGCCACTGGAGTTCCTGTGCTGGTATTGACTGCAACCATACAAACCTTGCGGAATTGTGCTGCATCAATCGTGTCTCCGGTGACATCACCGGATGCATCGCCACTGCTTATGTAGCCAGTGACATTCCTATATTGAACTGGGTTCATAGTATCCTCGGCATTATAGGTAGTTAAAATAATTGGAACCGGTGTAATAGGAAGACACATCAGTCACGGTGACTGGTTCTCCTAAATCTCTCATTTCTGAAACTGCTGTAATCCTTGCCCTCAACTGTTCCTTCTCCATTGTCAGTGCAGTGATATCTGCCTCTTCCTTAACCAGACAATCCGTTGCGGCGGTGACAATCACAAAACTGTCCCATCCGGAGAAGAAATCAAAACGGGATTCAACTGATCCAAAAGTCGTGGGATCACTCAAGCCGCTGCTGTCGAGATCCGTTGTGATGGTTGTTGCGCCTACTGCAGAAATCGTTTGATCCACATTATAATCGGCAGCAACCAAAAAACCGGTTCCAGTGATGGTATCTCCAGCCACAAAACCATGGGCTGATCCTACGGTCCACATGGTCGTGGACCCGCGTGTAATCGCCGTCACTGTTTTCTCAAGAAACTTTTTCGGACTTGGAACATACCAGACGGTGAGGGTGTCATTGGTTGAGGGTTTCGGATTAATCCGCAGAGTTGATGCTTGGATGTGGTAGCGCATCCGCCTTGCAACGGAATAGCGGCTGCCAGTGTTACGTTGACTAAAATTATAACGGTGCAAAGGGATGGAGTCTGAACCTACATTCAAATCCACCCCTCGCATTTTGTAAAAATCAGATGGAAGATCGTAACTTTGAGTACCAGATACCAACTGCACGGAACTTGAGATCAGGAAATAATCTTCGGAGTTTGCACTGGTGACAATTAAGTCATACAACTCAGCATATCCCCTGTTTATGTACCGCAGCATTTCAGTGTCTGTTATGAATTGAGAGTTTTCCATATCGGCACGCTGCCGGCATAAAGTTCTCAATTCGCTCAAAGCTACATAATCAGTCATATCAATAGCTCATATAGATTCCATGGATGGCATCAAGGATACCGTGCGTGTCACCGTCTTGGACGGCGGCCACCAGTTCCTCTGCCATGCCATGCTGTTCATCAGAGTATTCGGAAACCTCTTCTTCCATTTCTTCAGTTTCACCAAATTCCATTTCTTCTTCTTCCATCATGTCCGGGGGATTTTTTTTACCCTTCCCCAGAATCATGATGGCGGTTTCTTTTGGTCCATACATACACCCTCCTTATTGGGTGAGTGATGTATTCCGCATAAAAACCACAAAGTGGACTATGGGTCCGGTGAGATCCACCGGCGGTGTCCCGCCGATGTCTTCCAGATCATAGTCGTGGATGATGAAACTTGATGTACCTACATCACTCGTATTCAGCACGATGTTGGACGCCGCCTCAGAATCCAGTTCAAAAGTGGTCTGTACCGAGAGGATTCCTGGATAGGAATCAGCAAAGGTAACTTTCCATTTTCCTGTTCCTGTGCGTGTCACAGAAAATCCAGTCCCGGTGTATACCGAGGGATCAGATGTGCCTTTGGTCACAAATGATCCTGGAAGGATTTTCAATTCCGGCTGCAGTGCCTGCGTTCCATAAAATGTTTTATTGGCCATCAGACCTCCTTATCAAGATGGAAGGGTGATCACGCAATTGAAACCTGGAGCTTCACAAGCAAGTTGTCCGTAGGAATGAACTCTACATTCAACGCCGTCATCTGCGGATTGCCGCAAAACGCGTAAGCCATCGAGTTCTGTGAGCTGAACCACTGGACCAATTGACATTAAAGACCAACGTTTCAGTTCCAATAAAAATGCCGTTGATTCGGGGCATGATTTATCGGGGATGATTTTCACAATTCCATGCGGTGCATAGAAATCAAGCGTCCGATATCCGGAAATGGAATCACTTTGCTTGACCTCACGCTGCACTTGTGCATTAAGTGTTTTTTCAATTTTGACGAAATCGGCAAATGAACAGAACAGGTAATCCGGCTTTCCGCCTTCTCTTGCTGTGATTGCGGCTGCTTCGATGAGGGACTCCACGATTGTCATCGAGGAACCATCGAGACGCTGGCCACCCAAACGGGTTGCATCAGTGCTTCGGTCCTGACCGAAAAAGCTTTCTCCACCTGACGGTGCAGTAGTTGGCAGCCACCCTTCCATTCCAGTGATTGTTTCATCATAATTTCCCTGGACATATAAATAGTCCGATTGGGCAACCGCGGCGATGCCTGCAGTCAAATTTCCTGTGCAGGTAATCTGATCGCTTGTGGCAGTTCTGTCGATTGATTGGATGGTGATGGTTCCAGATCGAACTGATCCACCTGTTTTGGTTCCGGATGCCTGCAGGACCATTCCCACCTCAAAATTGGTCACATCCGTGTCCTTGACCAAGTCAATGACAGCAGATCCAACCGTTGTTGAAGTTGAAATTTGACCTATGGCACCAGATCCATCCCGATAAAGGGCAGTGGCAATTGAATCACCAACTGATCTGAGAACACCGTCAATTTCAGTGGTCATCGCATTCAAAAAACTGAATCGATCACCTTCCGCATTATCTTCACCCAGGTTCGCTATTTCTGGGCCGCCTTTCGGCTGCTGCAGATTCGACTCTGCAGATGGGACTATATCATCACCCTTATCGGGTGCGGTGCGCTTCGGATCGCTTGATCCTACTCCTTGCGGATAGTCTCTGAACCTTCCTCATTTGAGGCTTGGCTGCTGATCGGCAGTTCCTGCTTTCCCAGCAATTCACACCGTTTGCATCAAACATTTCTATCTGATGGCCCTGGATGTTAAGGCAGCGACTGCTTCACCGGCGATGGTTGCAACTCCATACGCGGTTTTCCGCGTCATGAGGAATTCACCAATCTTGGATGCAGTTGCGTTTGATTGTGCAGTGGAAAACACTGCAGAAACGCCCTGTGGGCGATTGAAATATACCGGTATGGGAGCATTTTTCCCTCTAAATTTTTCCAGATTGTTATCACGGCTTTTTTAATTACCGTTTCTGCATATTGTCTATGCAGCTCAGACTATTTCATCACCAGTGGTGTCGGACGCTCGTGGGCGGGTTATTGTTGGGACTCACCGCCTAGTCGTTGAACCTTCCAGGAAACCGTTGCCCTTCCTGGCTTGGCTGCAGATTGCCCTCGGCTTTACGTTAGGGGTTCCCTGCAATTCATCCGATTTTAAAAGGACAAGTGTCTATCCTTTGGGACTAACTCCATAAAAGGATGAGAGTCGTACACTACCTTTGCCACCTCCGCAGCACGGTAGTATTGTTTGAGGGCATTATCCCACGCCGCGAGGGTCGTGGCAGTTGCCATGAGAATCTTTCTGGCGCTTCCATGCGCCACCTGGACTGTTTAGCTTCTCACACTCGTATCAAATACTGCTAGTGCTTCTTCCAGGCGTTCCCGCTTGGTTAGAGGCGCCCGCGATTTAGACGGCGTAGAAGCAGAGACTTTGTTTCTTAAAGTTCTCTTGCGTGTCCTTTGAGATTCCGATGGCGTGTCCTGAGATGGGCCATCATCGGTATGGCCCAAGAGCTTCTTCATCTTGGCAGAAGATGCCAAGGATCGCGTCTGCTCTTCATAAAAATCCTCCACTTCCCGGAGGATATCATGTTCCGGCTTAATGGTTCCAGATGTAGTGGCCGTGATTTTCTGCATCTCCAGAATAGTCGGCCATGCATTGTCCCATTGAGCGCGGAGCAATTCGTATTTATCGTCAGTCTCAACGATGTTTTTTAATTTTGCAACATAATCATTAACTTGTTTCTGTTTCTCCATTGATTCCAGCTTTGCCAAACGCTGCTCGACTTCGGGACTTTGTTTGTTTGTGGCTACTGGTTTCCCATCTGACAAGACTTGTTTGGTTGCATCCTGGTAGTTCCAACCCACTTTATTGACTGCAGTCATCATATCCCCAGAATCTGCAGCTGCTTTTGCTTCCTGGAATGGTTTTAATTCTTCTTTTAACTTTTGAAGTTCTTGCCGTTCTTTTTGAAGTCGGCGTTCTTTTTGAGCCACTTTTGAAAATGCACGACTGATTCTAGGCTGCTCCGGTTCTGCATCTTCTGTGGTTTCAACTTCTGCAGTTTCAGTTTCAGCTTCAACTTCTGCAGGATCATCCACCTCTGGAGCTTCTTCAATCTCTGCACTATCTTCTGCTTCTGTGGTTTCAGCCCCGCGTCCTTTGGACTCAAGCCATGCATCCACACCGGCCTGGTCTTCTGGCGGTAAAGTTTCTAGTTCTTCACTCATACTGGTAATCCTTCTTGCTGCGGCATTGCCGCGTCAATGGTTTCAGTCATTGGTGTTTCCAAACCTGGAATGGCTGCACCTTCCAATCCTTCTAATCCAGGAATTCCTGGAGCAGCTGCTGCGGCTTCTCCTCCTGGCATCTCAGGTCCGGTGGCCTGGCCTTGTTGCATCAAGGCATCACATTCATCAATGAACTGCAGCATCATGTTCAGTTTATCAAGTTCCAATGAATCCTGCTCGGCTTCCAGATAGGCAATGGTCATCCGTTCCTTTGCATAAATGAGGTCCATCATCGGTTCTGGTGCATGGTATTTAGAATCCTCCAGGATCTCGGAAATCCGCCACTCGACATCACGTTCCAGTGCATCATAAAGGGATGTGACACTTTCCAGATCTGGAAAATCCAACAGCCGGATGATGTGTTCTCGTCTTTTAATCACTCCACTCTGGACCAACTCGGTGACAGCCTGCAGCCGCCCTGCCGGGGTTGATGGTAGAAGACTGACCGGGTATGCCTGGAGAACATAATCTTTTTCTGCCATGTCGATATCTTTAAAATCAAGTTCCTCCAGGGCGCGTCTTTTAAATCCTTTAACTGGAAA